ATACCGTGAAGTGAGGGGTTTCGTGCCCCTCCGATGATGACGACGATGGGTGCGCACCGGCTCCCTACCTCTTGAAGCGAACAGAGAGATAATCCGCAGGAGGATTACGATGAAGCGCAGAGAGTTTATGGCGGCAGGGACCGCACTGGCGCTAATACCAACAAGTATTACTGGTGTCATGAAAATGGATGACGAGTTAATTGCTCATAGTGCCGCGCATGACGCGGATATAGCAATTATGCGGCATACGCTTGCCGGAATCAAGTCTGACATGATACGGTGCGTAGAAATTACGCGGTGGTGCGATATTGATATAATGGTATGGCATTACAGACTCATACTGCGATTCATAGCCGACACTCCTGAAATATTGACTCGTGTATGGGTAGACAGCTGGAACCCAGCGGAGATGTCTGCCAAAAAGTACGCGAATGAGATGAGAATGGCTATGGATTGCTATCCCGGACAGCCGCATCCCATAGAGCGATTAATCACTTATGGGAAAGACGGAACGGCTTCCTATGTCAGTCCGCAATGGAGAGAACTTCTGGTGAAACAGGAAGAATATTTCAAGGCACATTCCCGGCATATCCAATACTTAGGGTAGCAATAATGGAGAGTATAAACATATAGTTGCAACGCACGAAATAAATTAAAGTAGAAACCAACGGGGGGTTATATGCCGCATATAGTAATTTCAGTAATAAACTGTATAACTATAATTGCCATGATTTATACTCTTTATTGCGCAATCCGGTCAAGGTACTATCTGAAGCGGACTTTGGTGGAAACAGAACAAGAGCGAGAGAAAATTAGGAGTAATTAAAATATGGTTAATGTGGCACTTAATCATTGCAAGGATTGCGATAATTATGACGCCGACAATGCTTTTTGTGGCAGCGGCAAAATAAGATATGACGAACATTTTTGGAGTGGAAGAAATAGACCATTAGACGGATTTGTATTTTGTGATAGTGAACAATATGGGTGCGGTTCGTATGTTGGCCCAGAGTTCGGGTGTATCCATTTTACACCGCGCCTTCTTATTCCGTCCGAGTAACTAACAATGGTAGTATGCGGGCGTTTGGTGCGTGATGACGACGGGTTCAATCTTCTCTTGAAGTATCCGCAGTGACCGCCACAGATGGCGGACGCAGTATCTTTCGTGGTTCATGATGGCGAAGAAAGACGACGGGATTATACGGCTTGCTCAACAGATCGAGAAGTATCGTTACGATCCGCTTGGGCATGTCTATTTCAACTATCCGTGGGGCAAGCCGGGAACAATCCTCGAACATGAATACGTCGATGACTGGCAGGCCGACTATTTGCGCGAGTTAGGCGGAAAGGTAAGCGAAGGAAACGGCGCAAATATAAGAATATCAACAGTTTCCGGTCACGGCGTGGGGAAATCAAGTTTAGTGTCATGGATCATCCAATGGTTCATGGCAACTCGCCCTCATTGCGTCATAAAAGTTACTGCCAATACCGCGATGCAGTTGACTACTACAACGTGGCGCGAAGTTGCGAAGTGGCATAACCTATCACTCACTAAAGACTTCTTCACATGGACGGCAACGAAGTATTACCAGAACCAACATCCTGAAGATTGGTTTGCAACAGCAATACCGTGGAGTCTTGAGCGGCCTGAATCCATGCAGGGAACGCATGATAAATACGTTCTCATTATCTATGATGAAAGTTCCGGTATCCCTGACGAGATATGGGAAGCTACCGGCGGTTCGATGTCAACGGCTGGTGCGATATGGCTGACATTCGGGAACCCGACGCGCAATAGTGGTGCTTTCTTCGACTGTTTTCACAGTATGAAGCACCGCTGGGCGAACACACACGTCGATTCCCGCAATGCCAGGATGACCAATAAAACAGAGATCAGGGAATTTATTGAAGATAAGGGTATAGATGACGACCGGACGCGGGTGCGGTGGCTTGGATTATTCCCGCGCCATTCAGTTGAACAGTTCATCGGTATCGAAGAAGTAGAAAATGCGGCTCGGCAGTCTTACGCGGCAGATGTGTATTCTCATTCACCCATTATCATTGGGGTTGATGTCGCACGATATGGTGATGATAAATCGGCGATTGCGGGGCGGC